CTCGAACGCACGCGCCTGCGAAATTGGTGCAAGGGGGGTCGCGGGCCGATCCGGGGGTGATCGAGGGCCGATCCGCCCCGAATGAGAGGACGATCGTGAGAGGACGCAAGCCGGTGCCCACCGTCATCAAGATCGCGCGGGGCAATCCCGGCCAACGGCGCTTACCGACTGATGAACCGTCACCCTCGACCGCGATCAATCTCGCGGTCCCGGCGATCCTCGCGGATGATCCGGACGCGCGGGCTGAGTGGGAAAGCCGCGCGCCGATGCTCCACCGCCTCGGGTTGCTCACCGAGGCCGACCAGGACGCGCTCGTGCTCTACTGCGCGACCTTCGCCCGCTGGAAACAGGCCGAGACGCACCTCCGCAAGCACGGCCTGGTGGTGAAGGTGAAGGGCTACCCGATGATCTCGCCGTACCTGAGTATCTCGAACAAGGCGCAAGCGCAGTGTCGGGCGCTGCTCCTCGAGTTCGGCCTCACCCCGGTCTCACGGACGCGCGTGCACGTCCCGACGACGGCCGCGCCCGATGTCCAACGGGAGCGCTTCTTTGGCCCGCGTCCTGTCAAGAAGGCGTAAGGGGCCGCCGCCGACGAGCCCGCGCGGCGGCTGGTGGGGTCCGGGCCCGTCGCCCACGGCGCGCTGGCCGGGCGTGACGATCGAGATCCCGGCCGACTACAACCCGCATCGGCGGCGGTGGGAGAGTCCCGACGGCGCGTACTACTTCGACGCGAACGAAGCCGCGCGCGCCTGCGAGTTCTTCCCGGCGTACCTGACGCACCATATCGGCGAGTTCGCGGGCCGCCCGTTCGACCTCTTGGCCTACCAGGCGCTCCTCCTCACCAAGCCGATCTTCGGGTGGAAGCGCGCGAGCGATGGCTATCGCCGCTTCCGGAAGGTGTTCGCCTTCCTGCCGAAGGGGGCCGGCAAGTCGCCCTGGGCGAGCGGGACCGGCCTGTACCTGATGCTCTGCGACCAGGAGCCCGGCGCGGAAATCTACGCCCTGGCCACCGACAAGGCGCAAGCGCGCGTCGTGCACACGAACGCGAAGGTGATGGTCGAGGACGCGCCTGCCCTGGCCGAGCAATGTGAGGTCCTCCGCGATTCGATCTACCAGCCGGACACGCGCGCGGTCTACCAGGTCCTCTCGGCCGACGCGATGACCAAGCATGGCTTTCGGCCGCACGGGGCGATCTTCGATGAGTTCCACGGGCAACCGAACCGCGACCTCTACGAGACGATCAAGAAGTCGATGGTGAAGCGCCGGCAACCACTCTTGCTGCTCGTGACGCACGCCGGGACCGACGACGAATCGATCTGCTACGAGGAGTACGAATACGCCAAGAAGGTCCTCTCGGGCACGATTCCCGATCCGAGCTGCCTCCCGGTGATCTTCGAACTCGGCGACACGGAGGACTGGCAATCGCCGGCCGCCTGGGCGCGCGTCAACCCCGGCCACGGGATCACCGTTCAGGCCTCGGCGATCGCGAGCGAGGCCGCCGAGGCGCAGGCCGAGCCGCGGAAGCGGAATGACTTCCTCCGGTACCACTGCAACCGGTGGACGAATCAGGCGACCGCGTGGATTCCGCTCAACTGGTGGGACGCCTGCCGCACGCCGATGCCGAGTGACGACGAGCTGCGCACGGCGCCGGTGGCCGCCGGCCTCGACCTGGCGCAGAAGTACGACCTCGCTTGTCTCTCCGTTGTGTTTCGGTTCCCGGCCGACGCGCTCCCGGCCGCGCTCGCCGGCGAGGCGCCGCGGGACACGGCGGTCCCTGAGCTCCGGACCGTGAACCTGAACTATCGGATCGCGATCGTCCCGTTCTTCTGGATTCCGAAGGAGACGATGGCGGAACACGAGCGGCTGGACGGCGTCCCGTACTCGCAGTGGACGGCGGCCGGTCTGGTCACGGCCACCGAGGGCGCGGTGATTGACTACTCGCGGATCTACGAGGACATCACGCGGCGCATCGTCCCGCGCTTCCCGCTCCTGAAGCAGGCGATGTTCGGCTACGATCCCGCCTTCGCGACGGACCTCGCCTCGCAGCTGCGCGACCGCGCCGGCCTGAAGGTGGCCGAGGTCCTCCAGAACTACCAGCACCTGAGCGAGCCCTCGCAAGCCTTCGAAGCGCTCATCAAGTCGGGCCGCGTGACACACGGCGGGCACCGCGTCCTGCGGCACCACCTCGAGAACGTGGCGATCAAAACGGACGACGCCAGGCGCATCCGGCCGGTCCGTCCGAAGAAGCCCGGGAAGCGGGTGGACGGCGTCGTCGCGACCATCATGGCGATCAAGGCGCTCGCCGCGGGCCCGGCGCCCACGCCGCAAATCTACTTCTTCGGCGGCGTGCCGCGATGAGCGACCCCGATCGCGACGACCTCCGTCGCCCCGGGCGCCCGCGCGGGCCTGAGCGGAGCGCGGTCGCCGCCCGCTTCGCTGCCGCGGAACACGATCGGATCATCGAAGCGGCCGCCGCGCGGGGGATGACGGTCGCTGATTTCGTCCGCCGCGCGGTCCTGCAAGCGCTTCCGCCGGGGCCGCGCCGGCCCTGACGGCCAGGCAGTTCTCGTTTCCCGAAATTCTCAACGCCCTCGCGAGGCCTTACTTTGCTGAGCGGTGCTGTACCGCGCGTATGCTCCGCTGGAAGTCCGCACGATCGAGGGCGAGCAACGCGCGATCGAAGGCCTCGCCACGTCGCCGACGACCGATCGCATGGGCGACATCGTCGAGTCAGCCGGCGCGACGTTCGCCAAGCTGCTCCCGCTCCTGCTCTTCCACGACGCGCGGCTCCCGGTCGGCACGGTGACGCTCGGCGCGCCGGACGCGCGCGGGATTACCTTCCGCGCCTCGATACCCACAATCACCGAGAGCGGGACACTCCGCGAGCGCCTGAACGAGGCCTGGCAGTCGGTCAAAGCGGGACTCATTCGCGGCGTCTCGATCGGCTTCCGGCCGCTGGAAGACGGCGTGGAATTCATCAAGGGCGGCGGCCTCCGCTTCACCAAATTCGAAATTCTTGAATTGAGCCTCGTCGCGATTCCCGCGAATGCCGAGGCGTCCATTTCCACGATCAAGGCGTTCGCCCTTCCTAGGAGTCGCGCAATGACAATCCTCGAACAGATTCAGACCTATACGAGCACCCGCGAAGCCAAGGCCGCCCGTATGCGCGATCTGATGGCCGCCGTGGCGAAGGACGGCACCGTGCTCGATGAGGCGCAGTCGGCCGAATACGACGCGCTGCAGACCGAGGTCGCGGGCTACGACAAGCACATCGCGCGGCTCCAGACGCTCGAAACCGCGAATCGCGCCGACGCGGTCCCGGCCGAGGGCGGATCGAGCGCCGCGGCCGCGGCCTCGCGCGGGGCGGCCCCGGCCCAGGGCGGCGGGCGCGTCTCGCAGATTTACCTGCGCGCGCCCGAGCCCGGGATCGAATTCGCGCGGATGCTGGTCTGCAAGCTGATCGCCTTCCAGTCGCAGCAGCGGGGGTCGGCGCTCTCGCCGATCCAGGTCGCGAAGGCCAAGTATCCCGACGCGCATCGCATCCACCAGTACCTCGAGCGCGCCGCGGTCCCGGCCGGGACGACGACCGATCCCGATTGGGCGGCCGCGCTGGTGGACAACACGAACCTGACGCAGGAATTCCTCGCCTGGCTCCGGCCGCAGACGATCATCGGCAAGTTCGGCACCGGCGGGGTCCCGAGTCTCCGCGGCGTCCCGTTCAATTTCCGGATCAAGAGCGCGACCAGCGGGACGATCGGGTACTGGGTCGGCGAGGGCCAGGCGAAGCCGCTCACGAAGGCGTCGTACGGCGCGCAAACCCTCGGCTCCACGAAGGTCGCCGCGATCACGGTCATCACCGACGAGCTCGCGCGCTTCTCCTCGCCCTCGGCCGAAGGGCTGCTCCGCGACGACCTCCGGGACGGCCTGGTCGAACGGCTCGATATCGACTTCGTCGATCCCGCGAAGGCCGAAGAGGTGGGCGTCTCGCCGGCCTCCATCACCAACGGCGTCACGCCGATCACCAGCATGGCCGGGAGCACCGCCGACTCGATCCGCGGCGATATTCAGGCGCTCCTCGGCGCGTTCGTCACCGCGAATCAGAGCGTGTCGGATCTGGTGATCATTCTGCCGAACACCCTCGCGCTCGGGCTCTCGCTGGTGCGCAACGCGATGGGCAATCCGGAGTTCCCGAATCTCGGCCTGAATGGCGGGGCGCTGCTCGGGATTCCGGTCATCACGTCGCAGTACGCGCACACCGCGGCGGCCGGCGACATGGTGATCGTGCTCAATGCGAAGTCGATCGGCCTGGCCGACGACGGCGCGGTCACGGTCGAGGCGAGCCGCGAGGCCTCGCTCGAGATGAGCGATGCGCCCGCGGGCAGCTCGGGCCCGACCGTGGTCCCGGTGGCGACGACCCAACTCGTGTCGATGTGGCAGACCAACTCGCTCGCGCTGCGCGCCGAGCGCTTCATCAACTGGAAGAAGCTGCGCGCCGGCGCGGTCCAGTACATGGACCAGGTCGATTGGGCGAGCGCGGGGTCGTAGATGCGCCCGGTCGTCGTGCAAGTCGTCGTCGAGGGGTGGTCCTACGCCGGGCGCGCCCTCCGCGCAGGCGATCTCGTCGAGATGACGCCGCTCGACGCGGCGGGCGCGCATCGGCGCGGCTTGATCTCGCTCACGCGGCCGAGCGCGGTGGCGCTCACCTCGGCCTCGGTGCGGACGAACGAGCCGCCGCCCGTCGCGGCGCCGCCGTCGAAGCGGCGGTACCGCCGGCGGGACCTGCAAGCCGAACCGTAAGAGAGGACTCCGGTGGCGTGGTGGCGATCCTTCCGAACCCGCATCCTGGCTCGAGGCGCCTTACGCGCCGCGGGCCCGGCCGCGGGTACGTCTGTCCCGGCGCGGGGCGGCGGCGGCTGGTGGCCGGTCGTCCACGAGAGCTATCCCGGCGCCTGGCAGCAGAACGTCACGGTGCGCGCCGAGACCGTCCTCACGCATGCGGCGGTCTATGCCTGCGTCACGCTCATCGCGTCGGACATCGGGAAGCTCCGCATCCGCCTGGTCGAGCAGGACACGGATGGGATTTGGAGCGAGACCGAGAACACCGCGCATAGTCCGGTGCTCCGCAAGCCGAATCGCTTTCAGAACCGGATCAAGTTCTACGAGCAATGGGTCGTCTCGAAGCTCGTGCACGGGAACACGTACGCGATCAAGCAACGGGACGGGCGCGGCCTGGTCACCGCGCTCTATCTGCTCGATCCGACCTGCGTCACGCCGCTGGTCGCGCCCGATGGCGCGATCTACTACCAGCTCGGGCCCGACAAGCTCGCGCGCCTGACCGAGGCGGTCGTCGTGCCGCAGTCCGAAATCATCCACGACGTGATGGTGCCGCTCTATCACCCGCTCTGCGGCGTCTCGCCGCTCTATGCGTGCGGGATTGCGGCGATGACGGGCATCCAGATCCAGAGCCACTCGTCGCGCCTGTTTTCTAACCGATCGGTCCCGTCCGGCGTGCTCACGGCGCCGGGCCAGGTGGACGAGCGGACGCTCGACGAGATCAAAGCGAAGTGGCACCTCAACTTCACCGGCGACAACGCCGGGCAAGTGGCGGTGCTGGCCGGCGGCTTGACCTACGAAAAGATGGCGATCTCGGCCACCGATTCGCAACTCATCGAGCAGCTGAAGTGGACCGCGGAGAATGCGTGCACGGCCTTCCGGGTCCCGCCCTACATGATCGGGATCGGCCCGCTCCCGCCGAACACGAATCCCGAGACGCTCCAGATCCTCTACTACTCGCAGTGTCTCCAGAGCCTCATCGAGTGCATTGAGCTCCTGATGGACGAAGGCCTCGAGATGACGAAGAACGAGGCCGGCCGCCCGATCGGGACCGAGATGGATCTCGATGACTTGATGCGCATGGATACCGCCTCGAAGGTGAAGACCTCGGCCGAGGCGATCAAGGGCGGCGGCATGTCGCCCAACGAGGCGCGCGGCCGGTACCTCGACCTCGGCCCCGTGGCCGGCGGCGACTCGCCGTATCTCCAGCAGCAGAACTACTCGCTCGCGGCGCTCGCCAAGCGGGATGCGAAGGCCGATCCGTTCGGCGGCGCGGCGCCAGCGCCACCGCCCGCGGCGGACGACGAACCGCCCCTCGTGGGGGATGAGGAACGCACGATCACGGGCACCCTGCTGGCGAAGACTTTCCGGCTCGAAGGAGCGGTTCGGCCATGACGCGCACCACACTCGAGAACCTGCTCGCCGGCGCGGCGCCGGTGATCGAGCAGCTCGTCGCGCGGACCGTCCGGGAGGCGCTCGCCGCCGCGCCCGCGCGTGACGGGCGGGACGGGCTGCCAGGGGTGGCTGGCCCGCCCGGGCTGCCTGGCGCGCCGGGCGCGGACGGGGCGCGCGGGACCGACGGGAAGGACGGCGCGCCTGGCCGCGACGGCACGCTCGAGGGCGTCCGCTTCGAGTGCGAAGGCCGGACCGTCACGGTCCGACGCGCGGACGGGACCGCGATCGGCCAGTGGACGATGCCGATGGTCCTTGACCGCGGCTTCTACGACAAGGCGGTCGCCTACGAGCCTGGGGATGCGGTCACGTACGCCGGCTCGCTCTGGATCTGCCAGACCGCGACGGGCGCGCGCCCGGCGATGGGCGAGGTCGCCTGGCGGCTCGCGGTGAAGCGCGGCGAGCCCGGGAAGACGGGCGACCGCGGCGAGCGTGGGCCGGCCGGCACGCGCGGCGAGCAGGGCCTCCCGGGGGTGCGGTACTGATGGCGCTCCAGCTGGTCACGTACGCGCAAGCGAAGGCGCACCTCAACCTCGAGGACGACTACGCCCAGGCGGATCTCGAATCGAAGATCGCGACGGCGACGGCGCGCGTGCTGATGCACATCGACCGGATCGAGAACCCCTGGACGACCTCGACCGATCCGACCGTCGATCCCGAGTTCGCGCTCGTGCTCGGCGCGATCCTCACCTACACCGGCGAGCTCTGGCGCCTCCGCGGCGACGAGCCTGAGGAGAAGCCCGAGACGCCGGAGCAGACCGCCTATCTCCGCTCCGTGCTCCGCCGCTTGCTGCATCCCCTCGCGAGGCCGAACTTTGCCTAACCTCCCGCGGTGGCCTGGCGCGACGATCGCTTGCCTGGCGAGCGGCCCGACGCTCACGGCGGACGCCTGCGCGCGCGTCCGCGAGAGCGGGCTGCCGGTCATCGCGGTCAACGATGCGGTGCGGCTCGCGCCCTGGGCGCCGGTCCTGTATTCCTCGGACCGCACCTGGTGGGCGCACTACCGCGGCGTCCCGGACTTCGCCGGCGTCCGCGTCTCGGTGGGCGCGCGGCGCGGCACGGCGGCGCGGTTCCCGGGCGCCTGGGGCGCGGCGATCACGGTCCTGACGCACACCGGTGTGACGGGCCTCGAGCGCGACCCGAGCGGCCTCCGGACCGGCGGCCACTCAGGCTACGCGGCGATCAACCTGGCCGTGCACCTGGGCGCGCGGACGATCCTGCTCCTCGGCTACACCTGCGGGACGATCGGCCGCCGCTCGCACTTCTTCGGCGCGCACCCGTCCGGGCTGAACGAATCGAGCGAGCGGAACTTCCGCGACTTCCGCCAGGCCTACACCACGCTCGCGCCCGCGCTCACCGAGGCGGGCGTGACGGTCCGCAACTGCACGCCCGAGACGCGCATCACCGCCTTCTGGTGTGCCGACCTCGGGGGCGAGCTCGAGCAGGCCACCCACACCCCACCCACGCGCCTCGTGCGCGAGGCGGTGCTCCCATGTTGACCGTCGTCACCTGGAAGTGGCGCCCGCCGCGCGCGTATCGCTCCACGTACGCGCCCGAGACCGTGCACACGCTGAAGCGCATGGTCGCGGCGCACTACGCCGCGCCGCATCGGTTCGTCTGCGTCACGGACGACCCGACCGGCCTCGACGGCATCGAGACGATCCCGATCCCGCACCCGGAGCTCATCGCGATCCCGCCGCCGGAAGGGCGGAACTGGCCCTCCTGCTATGTCCGCCTGAGCGCCTTCGCGCCCCAGGCCGCCGGCTGGCTCGGCCCGCGGTATGTCTCGCTCGATCTCGATACGGTCATCGTCGGCGACCTCGCGCCGCTCTTCGATCGCTCGGAGTCCTTTGCGATCTGGAACGAGACCGATTGGCCGCGGACGCAGTTCTACAACGCGAGCCTCTGGTTGCACACGCCCGGCACGCGGACGCAGGTCTGGGATCGCTTCGATCCCGCGACCTCGCCGCTCGCCGCCTTCAAGGCCGGCGGCCGCGGCGGCGATCAAGCGTGGATCTCGCACGTCCTCGGGAAGGGCGAAGCCGTCTTCACGCCGGCCGATGGCGTGCTCTCGTTCCGCCGGCACATCGAGGTGCCGCGGCGCTTCCGCCTGCCCGCCGGCGCGCGGATCGTGAACTTCCACGGCGTCGTGGACCCCTGGAGCCGCGTCGGGCAGACGCACGGGTGGGTGCGGGAGTTCTACGGCGACACGCGACAGTGGGCGAGCCTGGCGCGCCCGCTCCGCGCGCCGGAGGCGATGCACCGATGAGGCTCCAGGCGAATGCGGGTCCGCTCGGCGCCGGCGCGCGCGATCGGTGGGTGACGATCCAGACCCGGCCGGACGAGTCCACCGCCGACTCCGGCTTCCCGGTCGATGGCCCGTGGACGGATCTGGCCACCGTGGCGATGGCGCGCGAGGAACTCGCCGCGGTCGAGATGCAGCGCGCCAACGAGCAGCTGCAGATCGCGACCGTCCGGTGGGAGGGCGCGTATCGGCCCGACTGCGATCCGGAGCGGCTGGATATCCCGAAGCTCCGGCGGCTCCTGTACCGCGATCGCGCCTACGACATCCTCGCGGCCACCACGATCGGCCGGCGCCAGGCGATCGAGTTCGTCACCGAGGCGCACGGGAAGGTGCCGACCGCGAGCGTCCAGGCGGCGGCCGCGATCGGCGCCGCGGTGGAGGCCGGATGAAGATCGGCCTCGACCTCGAAGGCGGCGAGGCGCTCCGCGCCGCCCTGCTCACGCTCTCGCGGGCGGTGCGGCGGCGCGCGCTCTATAGCGTCCTCCGCCCGGCCGCCGAGCCCATGCGGCTCCGCATGCAGCGCCTGGCGCCGCACGGCGCCACGGGCGAGCTCGCCGCCGGCATCACCGTCTCGGCCGCGCCGCGGATCGGGAGCGTGGCCGGCGGGCAATGGCAAGCCGCCGACGAGTTCCAGGCCGCGGTGGCGGTGGGCCCGAGCAAGCTCGCCTTCTACGGGATCTTCCAGGAATACGGGACGGTCGAGCACCCGGCGCAAGCCTTCGGGCGGCCCGCGTTCGACGGCAGCCGGGACGAGGCGCTCCAGATCCTCGGCGAGGGCCTCTGGCAACTGCTCGAGGACGCGACGAACAAGACCGGCCGCTTCGAGGAGGACTGATGGTTGCCCTCGTCGATGCCCTGCGCGCGCGGCTCCTGACGATGCCGGCGGTCACCGAGAAGGTCGCGGCGCGGATCTACGCGCTCACCTTCCCGCAATCGCTGGTCGCGCCGGCGCTGCGGTTGCAGGAGATCGACCGAGTGTCGTCGATGCACGCCCGCGGCGTGACTTCGCTCGTGCGGTCGCGCGTGCAAGTCGATGCGGTGAGTGGGGGGACGACGGGCGATCCCTATGCGGCCGCCCACGCGCTCGCGCGCGCGGTCCGCGGGTCGCTCGACAGCGGCGCGCCCAATGGGCTCGCCGGCTTCCGCGGCGACATCGAGGGCGTGGCGATCGCGGGAATTCTGGCCGACGACCAGCGCGAGCGGTGGGACGCCGAGACGCGCCTCGTCCGGGTCGAGCAGGACTTTGTCATCTGGTTTCACGTTTGAGAGAGGGGTTGAGTCATGTCCGATGTCACCGATACCTACTATCCCGGAGAAGCCTTCACCGGCTACGGCACGCAGCTGATGGTGAACGTCGGCGGGTCGCCCGGGACCTTCGTCGCGATCGCCGATATCGAAACGATCACGCCGGGCGAGATGTCCACCAACGTGATCGAGAAGACGCACCTCCGATCGCCGGAAGCCCACCGCGAGAAGCTCGCGGGCTTGCGGGATTCGGGCGCCTTCGCCCTGGCCGGCAACTGGCGGCCGACGCACGGCTCGCACAGCAACGCCGGCGGCGACGGCTTCGCGGACGGCGGCCTGATTGCCCTCTGGCGCCGGCGCGTCGAAGCCGACTTCAAGATCGTCCTCCCGGACGGGTCGCCCGGCACCGAGTGGCCGTTCCGCGGCGTGGTCACGAAGTTCCAGCCGGGCGAGATCGCCGGCGATGCGAAGGTCGGCTTCACCGCGGAGATCACGCCGCTCGGCGATTTCTCCGCCGACCTGCCGTAGCCCGGCGGCCCGCGCCGTTACGTCGAGGGGCGTAGTAGCATCACGCCAACCGGCGTGACGGCCGGCAAGGGGAGATCATGGCGAATCCACAAAAGGGCGAACTCGAGATCGAGGTCGCGGGCACGCGCTACCTGCTCGCGCTCGATCTGAACGCGCTCTGTGAGTTTCAAGAGCTGATGTATCCGGGCGATCCCGACTTCGATATGGGCGTCGTGATCGGCCGGATCGGGAAGGGGAACCTTATCCTCTCGCGCGCGCTCTTGTGGGCGACCACGCGGAAGCATCACGCCGACCTGACGATGAAGGACGTGGGCCTGCTCGTCACCGAGTTTGGCTACAAGCCGTGGATGGAATTGCTGCCGCGGCTGCTGGAGTTCATGCAACCCGACGCGAGCGATCGGGCGACGTTGAAGGCGGCGCCGAAGACGGGCCCTCTCAACGCTCAGGACGATGGGATTGGCGCGCGCTCTACGTCGAAGCGCGCGAAATCGGCCTGAGCCGCGAGGAGTTCTGGGCGCTCAGTCCGCGCGAGCTCTATCGGGAGTTCGCCGCGGAGAATGCCCGCCGGCGCGGCCAGGCGAATCGCGATGCGCGCCTGGCGTATACGGCGGTCGCGATTTGGGCCCGCGCGCAGAGTAAGAACCGGATGCCCCCGCTGAAGGACTACCTCGTCGCCGCGGAGGCGGCGGCGCCCGACACGCCCGCGACGAAGACCGCGAAACTGCGATCGGCGCTCGAAGTCCTGAGCGCGCAAACCGGCATCCCGCTCCGACGCGCGAAGAAGGCAGGGTAACAGTGGCGAATTCCGCCGTCGTCGGCTTGCTGCGCGCGCTCCTCGTCGCGGACACCGCGCAGTTCGACGCGGCGATGAAGCGCACGGAGGCCTCGACGCAAGCCTGGTCGAAGAACCTCAAGTCGGTCGGCGCCGAGGCGACCAAGGTCGGCCAGGCGCTCACCACCGGGCTCACGCTCCCGCTGGTCGCCCTGGGGGCCGGCGCGATCAAGCTCGCGATGGACTTCGAGAGCTCCTTCGCCGGCGTCCGGAAGACGGTCGATGCCACCGAGCCCGAGCTCGCGAAGCTCTCCGCGCAGTTCCGCACCCTCGCGAAGGAGATCCCGATCTCGGTCAACGAGATCAACAAGCTCGCCGAGACGGCCGGCGCCCTGGGCGTGCCCAAGGAGGCGATCGCGAGCTTCGTCGAAGTCATGGCCGGCCTCGGCGTGGCGACAAACCTCACCGCCGAGGAGGCCGCGAATGCGATCGCGCGCATCCAGACGATCTTCGGCGCGGCCGGGAAGGATACCGATCGGTTCGCCTCGACGCTCGTCGCCCTGGGCAATGCGGGCGCCTCGACGGAGAAGGAGATCGTCGAGATGGCGCAGCGCATTGCGGGCGCCGGCCACTCGGTCAACCTGACGCAAGCGCAGGTGCTCTCGCTCTCGTCGGCGATGGCGGGGCTCGGGATCAATGCGGAAGCCGGCGGCTCCAGCATGAGCCGCATCCTCATCAAGATGAACCAGGCGGTCGCTGAAGGCGGCCCGGCCCTGGAGAAGTGGGCGAAGGCGGCGAAGACGACCGGCGCCGCCTTCCGCGAGGCCTTCGAGAAAGACGCGGCCGGCGCCCTCACGCAAGTCGTCGAGGGCCTCGCCACCGCGGGCCGTAACCAGGCGACGGTCGTCCAGGGCCTCGTCGGCAAGAACACGATGCTGCTCGACACGTTCCAGCGGCTCGCGGGCGCCGGCGACACGCTCCGGACGACGCTCGAACTCAGCAATACCGAGTGGGAGAAGAACACCGCGCTCACGAAGGAGACCGCGCAGCGCTACGCGACGATGGAGTCGCAACTCACGATGCTCTGGTCGCGCATCAAGGATGTCGGGATCACGCTCGGCCAGGCGCTCATGCCGGTCCTCAAGCGCGTCGTGGACGCGTTCGATGCCCTGCTCCCGATGGTCGAAGGCGTGATCACGGCCTTCGCTGATCTCCCGGCGCCGTTGCAGCTCGCGGTCGTGGCCTTCGGCGCGCTGGTCGCCGCGGTCGGTCCGCTCATGCTCCTGTTCGGCTCGATGGCGGTCGGGAGCCTCGGGACGCTCATCACCGCCTTCTCGGAGGGCGGGATCGCGGTCGTGGCGTTCACGAAGGCGCTCACGTTCCTAAGCGCGCATCCGGTCATGCTCGCGATCACCGCGCTCGGGCTGCTCGCGGCGGCGATCTACGGGATCGCGTCGGCGGAGAGCGACCTCGAGAAGGAGATCCGCACGAACACGGACGCGTTCAAGGCCGAGACGAGCGCGATCGGCAAGGCGCTCCAGACCTACGAGGCGCTCGCCACCAAGCAGAACCTCACGGCGGCCGAGACGAAGCGGCTCCACGAGGCGACCGATCTGCTCGCCGGCGCGAGCGGCCGCTCGGTCGAGCAGTTCCAGAAGGAAGCCCAGGGCTCCGACACGCTCACGCTGGCGCTCCAGGCGCAACTCAAGGCGCGCCGGGATCTGCTGGAGAAGCAGATCGAGATGCAGCGGGCGAAGCTCTCCGAGGCCCAGTCCGCGGTCAATGCGGCCCAGGAGCGGCGGAACGAGATCCTCCGCGGCGAAGGGACGGTCGCGACCTTTGACGATGCGACCGGCGGCCGCGAGCGCGCGATGACGCTCGGCGAGCAGGCCGAGGCCGAACTGAAACTGCGGAAGGAGATCGAGGCCCTGGCCGGCGCGGTCGAGCGCGAGCGCGCGGCGCTGATGGCCATGACCGGCGTCAAACGCGAGGACATCAAGCTCGTCGATCAAAAGACTGAGTCCACGAAGAAGGGCGCCGCCGCCTCGACCGAGCTCGCCGGCGCCGATGAGAAGAGCGCGAAGGCCGCCGCCAAGCAGGCCGAGGCCCTGGAGAAGGCCGGGCGCGCGCTGTCGGAAGCGGGCGTGGCCGACGCGATCGCCGAGATGAACGCGCAGATGGTGATCGCCAACAAGTACGGCGGGATCGCCAAGGCGCAGTGGCAGAAATACACGGACCAGATCGACGAGTGGCTCGCGGCAGGCTACAAGGTGCCGCCGCTCCTGGGCGAGTTCTACGTCGCGCACTATCGCCTGCTCGACACGCAACTCAAGGTCGTCACGAGCACCAAGGGCCTGATTGCGGAATACAAGAACGTGTGGCCCGTGGTCCTGAAGATCGGCGCGGCGTACGACGAGGCCAACGACGCGGTGCAGGGCTGGATCACGAACGCGCAGAAGGGCGGCGGCGTCCTCAAGGACCTCCTCCGCACACCGGTGACGCTGCCCGAGCCGCCGCCGCCCACGGCGTGGTACGCCTGGGCGCAAGGCGTGAAGGAGGCCTTCCTCGGCCCGCGTGGCGTCTTCGCCGGGATCACCGCCGGCCTGGCCGACACGCTCGCGGCCGGGATCACCGGCGCGCAGAAATTCTCAGACGGCTTCCTCGCGATCTGGAAGGGCATCAAACAATCGCTGACGAACCTCCTCGCGGACTTCCTCAATCTCTTCGTGAATCAATTCCTCAAAGGGATGATCGGCGCCATGCTCGGGCAACAAGGCGCCTGGGGGAAGGCCTTCGGCGGGATGTTGAGCGGGCTCGGCCAGGGCGCCGCCACGGGCGCGGCGACGGGCGCCGGCGCGGCGGCCGGCGGGACCGCGGCCGGCGGCGCGGGTGCGGCCGGTGGGGCGGGCGCGGCCGGCGGGCTCGGCATGGTGGCGATCGGCTCGATGGCAGGCGCCGGCGCCGGCGGCGCGGCGGGCTACTTCGTCGGGTACAAGTCGGGCTCGACGACGAAGGGCGTCCTCGCGGGCGCCGGGACCGGCGCGGCGGTGGGCGGCGCGATCGGCGGGCCCGTGGGCGCCGGCGTCGGCGCCGGCGTCGGCGCGCTGGCCGGCTGGTATGGCGCGAAGAAGGCCGGGAAGGATGTCAACGACCTCCGCGATGCCTTCATGGCCCAGGCCGGCGGGTGGGAGAACATCGTCGCGCGCCTGACCGAGATCGGCCGGAAGGATCTCATTCAGGATCTCGGCTTCGGTCCGAAGAACGTCGGCGCGATGAAGGAGACCATCGGCGCCATTCAGGAAGTCTTTGAGATCGCCGACCGCGCGGCCGCTGAACTGAAGGTCAAACAGGAGGCGTGGACGACGAGCGTCGTCCAGGGCTTCAGCAAGCTCGGCGAGGCGGCGAACACCTACGGCGGGCTCCTGCCGAAGGCGGTCCGCGAGTCGATCCCGGCGCTCCTGGAATCGAAAGACCTCACCGCGGAGATGCGCGCACAGCTCCAGGGCATGGCGGCCGATCCGACCTGGCGCCAGATGGCCGAGAGCGCGAAGGGCTACGGCATCGAGCTCTCGGCGCTCGGCGGGAAATTCCAGGAAGCGCGCATCACCGAGATCGCGCTCCAGTACGCGCGCGACTTGAAGATGTTCAGCGAAGAGGGCTCGAACATGACCGGCGTCCTGGAAGGGATGGCCGATGAGCTCTCCACGATCTACTCGGACGCGAAGAAGAGCGGGGTCGCGCTGCCGGACACGCTCAAGCCCTACATGCTCGAACTCATCAAGATGGGCAAGCTCGTGGATGAGAACGGGAAGAAGGTCGAAGACCTCAACGAAGTCGCCTTCAAGGAAGTCGAAGACGTAGGGCTCACCCAGGTCGTCGATGTGCTGAAAGAGATCGCGAAGCTCCTGAGCGAGGGCCTCCCGAAGGCCGCGAAGGACGGCGCGAAGGGCATGGAAGACGAGCTCAACAAAGCGAAGCCGCGCGTGCGGGTCGGCGTCGATTGGGACGACGGCGGCGGGCCCACGCGCTCGACGACGGGGAGCTCGGGCGAGAGCGAGACGCCGAATCCCGAGCTCGGGCTCTCCGGCGGGACGCACGGCCAGTACATCGACTGGGGCAGCGGGACGCCGGTCACCTTGCACGGGCGCGAGCGCGTCATGACCGAGGGCGAGGCGATCTTCGGCGCCGGCCTGGGCGCGATCAATTTGACGGTGATCTCGACGCTCGATGGGAAGGAAGTCGCGCGCAATCAGGTGCGGCACCTCCCGCGGGCGCTCCAATTGGCGGGACTCTAGGCGAGGGCTCAATCATGGCGCTGCTGTTTATGGATTCCTTCGATCACTACGTCACGGCGGATCTCCTGGAGAAGTGGACGACCGAGACGACGACGGGGGGCTTTTCGACGAGCGGTATTGTCGCGGCGATCGGCCGGCGCGGGAGCGCGGCGTATCGCCTCAGTCACAATGCCGGGTCCGGTGCCCGTACGCAGTCGCTCCAACGCTTTCTGACGGCCGGCAACAATACGCTGATCGTCGGCTTCGCCCTGGCGCCGATGACGGCCTACTCGCTCCTCGATCCCGGCACCGATCCCGATAGCGGCGCCTGCCTCCTGGTCGCGCGCGCCGCCACGATCGCGCAATCGTGGATCAAGATCAATACCGATGGGACGCTCTCCGCGATGCGCGCCGGCACCTCGACCGTGATCGGCACGACGAGCGCGCCGCTCGCGAGTGGCGGCTATACGTATCTCGAAGTCCTCCTCACGATCCACGATACGGCCGGCGCCGTCGTGATCCGCTTCAATGGCGCCGAAGTCCTGAACCTCTCCTCGGTGAATACGCGCGGCTCCGCCTCCGCGGTCAACGGGTGGGATGCGATCCGCCTGGGCCCGATTAGGAACGTCGGCGCCTCGGGCAACGCCCAGGAGTTTCGGATCGACGATCTCTATGTCCTCGACGGGACCGGCGCGGCGCCGACCAATGCCTTCCTCGGCGATGTGCGCGTCGATGCGCGCTATCCCACGGCGCCCGGCGCCACGACGGGGTGGACGCCGAGCGCCGGCGCGAATTGGCAATGCCTCGATGAGACGGCGCCGAATGACGATACCGACTACACGTCGGCGCCGGCCGCGGGCCTCACCGATACCTTCGTCGTCGAGGACGCGCCGGTCGCCGGCGCGCAACTTTTCGGCGTACAACATTGCCTGAGCGCGCGGAAGACCGACGCCGGCGCCGCCACGATCGCGCCCGTGATTCGGCATAGCGGCGTGGACTATCCCGGCGCCGGGATCAATCCCGGCACCGCCTACGCCTACGCGCTCCAGATCGCCGCGCTCAATCCGGGGACCGGCGTCCCGTGGACGGAGGCGGGCTTCAACGCCGCCGAATTCGGCTACACGCGGACGGTCTAGCTCGGCATGCCGACCGTCGTCGCGACGAGCTCGGGCCGCCAGACGAGCGGCGCCACGCTCACGGTGAGCCACACCGTCCCGGCGGGTACCGATCGGATGCTCGTCGTGCTCGTGGACGCCGCCGCGGCCCTCCACCTCACGGCGACGTATGGCGGGACGCCGCTCGGGGCGATGAGCGATCGCGCGGGTACCTTCCGGGTCTACGCCTTCGCGCTCGCGAATCCGCCGGTCGGCACGGCGAATCTCGTCCTCCAGTCGAGGGATGGCGCCTCCGGCGTGATTGCGGCGTGCGTCCTCACGCTCACCGGGTGTGTCGCGGTCGGGCCGTTCACGATCGCGGACGGGACGAGCACGGCGCCGAGTGTCACGGTGGCGGCGCCCGTGGGCGCGCTCGTCCTCGATCTCTGCGTGATGGCGCTCGCGAGCGCGACGTTCACGGTCGGCGCGGGCCAGACGAGCCACCTAGAGCAGGACGGGCTCACCGGCTCGGTCGGCCGGATCGCGGTGAGCTCCGCGCCGGGCGCGGCCTCCGTCACGATGGCCTGGACGCTCTCGGGCAGTACAGCGTGGCGCCTCGGGGCGCTCACCGCCCATGCCACGCTCCCGCCCACCGATCCGCGCGTCACCCAGGCCGCCGCCGAAGTCCTGAGCGCGCCCGTGCTCCCGCCGCTCCGCGTGACGCAGCGCGTCGTCGAGGTGCTCGGATCGCTCGTGCCGGTCGCGCTCCCGACCGCGGGCCGCGTCACCCAGGCGCCCGCCGAGCTCCTGAGCGCGTCGCCGGTCTCGGCGCTCATCACCCAGGACGCGATCGAGCTCCTCTGGACCGAAGTCCCGCCAGGCTGGAAGTTCTACCTCGACGGGATCGAGAAGACGCCGCTCGTCGATTCGCTCAATCTGGTCTTTATCCTGAACGAGCGCGCCCGCGCGAGCGCCGTGCTCGGCGATGTGCTCCCGGCGAAGTTCGCCGAAGTCCTGAGCACGGCGAAGGACGGCTTCACGAAGATGTTCCACGGCTTGATCATGACGCGCGGCTTCGCCGGGCGAAATCAGTACGATCCCACCTTCACCACGACGATCGAATGTGCGGACGATTGGATCTATACCGATTCGGTCTACGTCACGCTCACCTATAACGCGCCGGTCCTGATGAAGACGGTCCTCCAGGATCTCGTGACGATCTACCTCAGCGCGTACGGGATCGCGCTCGATGTGGCGCAAGCGGACGGGCCCGAGCTCGCGCCCTTCTCCTGGCAAGCGAAGCGCGCCTCCGATGCGATCCGCGAGCTCACCGAGCGTACGAAGTGGGTCGCGCGCCTCAATGCGTACAAGAAGCTCCGCCTCTTTATCCCTGGCACCGATCCGGCGCCCTTCGCGCTCACCGAGGCGGCGCCGCATTGCCAGGAGCTCGCGTGGAGCGATTCGGATCGCGGCGGCGGGCTCCCGGTCAATAAGGTCACGGTGATCGCCGGGCCCTCGGGCGCCGTCTGGATTGGCGGCGAGGGCGGCGGCGCCGCGGGCGAGCGGCACGCCGGCGACGGGGTGACGCGGATCTTCCCGCTCTTCTCGCCCTTCCTCTCGGTGATTGGCGCGGTCTATATCGATTCGCTCCATAGCGGCGGCGGCGGCTTCCCGCTCGGGATCTGTGGCGTGGACATCGATCCCGAGACCGGCGGGAACATGAAGTACTGCTATAGCGCCGCGGACAATGCGATCCATCAACGGGACGATCAAGCGATCCTCGCGGTCGGCGACTTCCTCGCGCTCACGTATTACGGGAGCTTCCCGTTCACCGTCTCGGCCGCCACCGGCGAGACGCCGGTCATCGAGCTCGTGGAGCTCCGGCCGGACGTGCTCTCGATCCCGGCCGCCCAGGAGATCGCCGAGAGCCTGCTCGCCTCCTTCGGCACGGCGGGCGCCGAGACGCGCGAGCTCGCGATCGTGACCGACGACGACGGCTTCGAGCCCGGCCAGGCGCTCACCGTGGATCTCCCGGTCACGCGCTCGATCGCGGGCGACTTCGTCATCACCGAAGTCGCGATGACGATCGTCCTCGATCCCGATCCGCCGAGCCGCGAGGCGTATTGGCAATACACGTTGAAGGCGACCGAGGCGACCGCCTATCAGGGCTCCTACCTCGATGACTGGCGGCGCCTGACGGGCGGCGGGACGGCGGGATCGTCCACGGCGAGCGCGGGCGGCGGCGGCGGGAGCTCGGGCTTGCATGCGGCGACGCATATGTCCGGCGGGAGCGATGCCATTCCGCTCGATGCGCTCGGGCCGCCCAACGACACGGTCGTCCTCGATGTCTCGACCGCGCTCCACGGGCTCGCGCCGAAGATCACGGGGAGCGATGGCGCCGTGCTCACGAAGGCGGGCGCGGCGGCGGTGTGGGCGGCGATCAC